TCTGGATTAATAACGTCTAGAACATCTGCGGTAATATGACGATTTGAACCTTTTTCATCTGGTTTAATATCGCAACTAAAAGCATCATGGCCTTGAGCAATAAAAGCGTCCCTAACTGTACCGCTACATTCACAAGCAATTAATATTCTCATTTTATGGTCCTTTTTAGCTAATAGGGGCAAGGTAAGCCCCCGCCCCATAACTAGTAACCACGATTCGCAACTTAGTAAAGTATTTTTCTAGGTTGTTAATTAAATACCATAGAAACAACCCAAAACCAAACCACGCAAAAACCAACTAGATAATATATTGCGCTAGGCATTGTTTACCCCGTCTATTGATTCCAGGTCATAGACCATATCAAAGGATTCATAGAATTCGTCAAAATCAATATGCATAATATGCTTTGATATTGAATTCTTGCGGGGCTTTTCATTGTAAAAGTAAACCGTAACGGATTCCCTTTTGTGGGATACCTTCAAAACCTTTGCATGGTCCCAGCCAAACCAGTTATGGCACGGGGTTTTTTTGTTTGCTTTGTAATTTGCGCCCTTAAACATTTTTTGGCTCCCAGGTGTAATTGGTTGCAATTACATGCCCCCACGTCGGGGACTCTGGGTTTTCGTTTATTTGAGCAACATCCCAAAAAAGCCCCGCTTTATAATTTGCCCCTAATAGGATCTTATAAGCAACCAAAGCTTGCAATTCAGATTCCCCCGTCCAATAGAACCAGGTTAACCCCTTCAAAGTTTTGCGCCCCCTTATCGGTTCCAAGCGCCACCGGGGAAAGCTTTCAGGAAACCAGGGCGCATTTTGCTTTATTTCGCTTCCAGTATTCCAAAGGGAGTCGAAGTCTTTTAATTCAAATTGAATCACCATTACGCCGCCCCCTGCAATTCTAAGGTTTCGGGGTTGTCTATAATAAAGGGACTCTTACTTGCCTGAGTTGCTTTGCCCCCCTTCAATTTGAGTCCTACTATAACGGGACCACTATATAGATTCACCAGGTCCGATTTGTCCCCGTCTATCACTTGGCGTCCTAAATACGTTTTAGGCAATCCCCCACGAAATACCGCAGATATGGGAACGTTAGTTTTCAGCGCTCTTTTAACCTGGTTTTGGTAACCAGGGGCGGCGCTATATGAAAACATTAATTTATAGTTTTCTGGAGTCCGTCCCAATCTCGCCGCTAATTTTGTGTAGTCATATAGTAGAGCCTGGGGAAACATTTGCGGAATCCCGTATTTTTCCCAGGGAATATCTGAAATGGTATTCAGTCTAAACGCTGCAAGCTTCCCCCGTTTATTGCACCTGGTAATAAATGCGGCAATTTCTTTTATAAGCATTTTCAAAAACAATTCGGGGTTGCTATGCCATAAATCAGATTTTGATTGTCTGGCATTTGCGACGGAATGCATTTGCCCACGCCCTGCAAAAACCAGGCAAGGATCTTTACATTCAGCGATGAGTTGAGAAGGGCAGATAATAGAGTCGGGCATTAAAGAAAGACTCGCAATTTCGTATTCCGTCCCTTTTTGGGTTTTCATGATTTTTGTATTGCTGGCATTTGTGTTTAACAATTTCATTTTTTTTTGGTCCTTTTGTTTAGCTAGTAAAAATCAGGTGGTTAAATCCTGATTCCTAAATACCATAACAAAAAGATTCCCATTTGCCATAACTAAAACGAACCTAAAATTTTTATTTATTAAAACATAGATTTTAGTATTTTCGGGCTATTTCAATATCTTACCAGGGGGGTAGATGTTAGCGATACCATGATCACCTAAGTAGCCCTTTAATTATGATTGACGTGCGAGTATTTTTTAAACTACAACTGATTCCACTGGAGCAGGAGAATCCCAAAATGATACTAAACCCTGAAGTGGCAAAAGAGGTAGGCGAGGCAATTATAGATGCCTCAGAGCGAAGCACTGAAGATAGCAAAGACCACTATGTTGTCTACTTAGATGAATTAGGAAAGGCTGTCTGCATGGCTGTAGACCCTGATGTCCATAGTTACGATTACAACATAATTGTTCATGTAACGTCGCCCTAAATACATCTGACGTGCGAGTAAAATCAGTCCCTTAGCGGGACTTTTTTTTTGCCTACGCCCCAAATAAAAACCCCCCAATCCGAAGACTAGGGGGTTATCACTACACAGTGAAGAGAGTGAGTTGGGAGGATACTCACATCAAAAAGATAACGAATCACTTAACTAAGTGCAAGCTTTATTTTTTTGTTCTTGACTCCAACTAATACCCATAACTATGGTTAGTCATCCGCATAACCACGGGAGGTTGTAGAATGGGATCGATTAAATATTTGGAACGGCATCAGCTATCCACAGGTGAAATATCTTGGGGTGCAAACCCCTCAAAGGCTGTTAGAGAGGCCTTACTAGTTAAGTACGAAAGCTATAAGGATAAAAAAGATGCCGTAGACCGCTGTATGGAGTGGGAGAAGGCATTTCTCGACTACAAACGAGGTATGGACAGGAAAAAACATATTAGCGAGAACTCTGTTAATGGTTTGGTTGCTGCCTATAAAAATACAAGCAATTGGGACCGTCTTTCGGTTAATAGTAAGAACACCTATAATCAATTGATACATTCTGTGATGGAAACTCGCATTGGGCGGTCAAATATCACCTTTGGGCAGACCCTACATCACAATATTACGGTAAAAGTAGCTGAATCCTTACACAAGCAACTGTGTAATGACGTGAGTGAACATCGTGCCAACCATGTATGTAAAGTTTTACGGCGTGTGTGGTTCGTAGGATTCCGTTTAGGCCTTACACGCTCCAATCCATTTTCTAAGATGGGTTTAGTAACACTGCCTTCCAGAGATGTGCGTTGGGAGAAGGGACACGTAGATATATTTGTGAAACAGGCTGATAAAATGGGCCTCACATCTATCGGTACGTTAGCTTTAATGTGCTATCATCTATGCCAGCGTATTGGTGACATGAGGCAGATGCGCTGGGGTAATTATGACTTACAAGGGGATGGTTTCTTCGACTTTGTACAAGAAAAGAGCCGTACAGTGCGTAAACCTCAAGGGAACCTGGTATCTGTACCTGTGTACGATGAAGTACTCAAAGAACGCCTAGGCCGTCTTACCCGTGGTGGTAAGGATGATTTCATTATTCTCAATGAGCGTACTGGTAGGCCATACACACGGTGGGCTTATAAGGCTGTAGCAGAGGTACGTAAGGCCGCTGGTCTACCAGAAGAACTCAAGATCTCTGATCTTAGACGTACAGGGGCCACTGAGGCTGGCGAAGCTGGCCTGACAGAGGATGAGATCATGTCACTTACAGGACATACATCCCGTGAGGTTGTCAGTGTTTATGTAAAGAAAACCCGTAGGATGGCGTCCACCGCAGCAAGAAAGAGGCATGAAAATGAGCGATATCAATAAGGCCAGGTCAGCATTTGAGCAGGAACTGAAGAAAATACTTGAGGCTGCGGGTGTGCCAGATGCCCCAGTTAACGGTTTGACCGAAAGGTTCATTGATTTTGTTTATGCTATTAGAGAGGAATTGAGGAAGACAGATGGACGGTAAGCTACCTGTAGATATTGAGCGCCATTTAGAGTCCTTGGGTATTCTGGCGAAGAACCCCCTTGATGAACACGAAGATAAACCTCACCCCAACGTATTTGAATTAACTAAGGTACAGTGGGATGAAAAGGGAGAACCCCATTGGTAGAGATTTCAGCTAAACTTGTTGGCCTTACGCAACCCACTAACAATGTGGAAGCTAGCACCCCAGAGGAGTTGATATCGTACTCCGCTAGAGTATCAAACCCAGCTAACCAGAGTAATCACTCTAGCGCCCCAGGCCTACTTAACTACTGCATGAAGAATAAACACTGGTCTGTATTTGAGATGGCTAACGCTGTTGTAGAGGTTAAGGCTCCTAGGGATATAACCAGGCAGCTATTGCGTCACCGCAGTTTCAGTTTCCAAGAGTTCAGTCAGAGGTACTCTGATGAAATACGGATGACTAATCGTGAGTATCGTAGGCAAGATAAAAAGAACCGCCAAAACTCCATCGATGATCTTAGTGAAGCAGTCACAAAAAAAGTAAATAACAAACAGTTGCATGTCCGTGCGTTAACTTTCGATTCATATCACAAATTGCGAGAGTATGGTGTAGCCAAAGAGACGGCCCGTGCGCTGCTTCCAGAAGGGCTGACTATGTCTACCTTATACGTGAACGGCACACTACGGTCCTGGCTACATTACCTTGAGGTACGGGACGATGAGGGTGTAACTCAATGGGAGCATGTCCTTTTGGCTCGGAAGATTAAAGAGGTATTATCCCCTGCGTTCCCCATTATTATGGGTGGTAACACTCAGAAGAGTAATAACAGAGGTGAACATGCAGAACAAAAAATACTGAGAGAAAGGATAAAGAATCAGTATGGTTAAGGGTGACCCGACCAATTATAACCAATCCAATCCAATGACCTGTGTTAAGTCATTGAAATTGTTTAATTTTGGTTGCGGGGGTAGGATTTGAACCTACGACCTTCAGGGTCTGCGAAACTTATGTAAAAATAAATAGATACAGAGATATCAATTAGTTAGGCTACAACTTAATCACTTTGGTAAGGACCATAATTAACTGTTGACTAATGAACCATTGACTGTATCCTACGGATACCCCGTCCAGGGGTAACGTATATATGGGAGTATATACACATGAATTTTAGTTACCGTGATCAATGGGAAATACTACAAGCAATAAATCTTACGGATGGTGAGCATAAAGCAATAGACTGCCCGTTCTGTGGTGGACGTAAGAAATTCAGTATTTCCAAGATAGATGGCAAGACTTTATGGAACTGTTATAGGGCTAGCTGTAACGCTAAAGGTGTGAACGCTGGCTCTAGATCCATAGAGGAAGCCAAAGCATATATGGCTGGTACAAACAAAACTAAGATAGAGCGTAAGACTACACCTCTACCTACAATGACTACGCCTATAAGAAACCACCCTAAATCAATAGAGTATCTTAAATCTGTTAACTCATATGAAGCCTACGAGAAGGGAAGTATCACGGTACGATACGCCCCTGGAGAAGATAGAGTCCTATTTTATACGAGAGATAAAGAAGGTGCTGTAGGACGTAACATGAAAGGGTACGGACCTAAGTGGTGGACCTATGGGGATACAACGTCAGGTATACACGTTGGTACAGGATCTACAGCGGTACTTGTAGAGGATGTAGCTTCTGCTTGTGCAGTTTCACGGTGTAGTAACCTGGTAGGTGTAGCTTTGTTAGGAACCAACCTAACTAAAAACCTTAGTAAATCCTTAAATGTGTATAAAAAACTTATTATTATTCTTGACAATGATGCAAAACAAAAGGCAATGTGCATGTTGCGAGGGTTAGATATGCCCTCAACAATGAGAATAACTAAGTCTGATCTAAAGACACTTAGTTTAAAAGATATTGAGAGGCTTATATACGATGTTACTTGATAAAATAGAAAACACAATTAGATCCGTATATGATTGGCCCTACTTGATTTCTGATACTCAGGCTAGACATATTAGGAATTCACGTAGATCTATAGATAAATCAGACCGTTACGGAATTAGCACTGCTACCGCAATGGGTACATATTTACTTCATCCACACCTTGGCCCGCCGACTTTTTAAGTCTAAAGGAGCCGTGCAGAATACTACTGCATTATTAACAACCTAAAATACTAAAAGGTGTACTATGAAGTTACGAGCGCTAGTCCTCCTGGACTACGATTTACCAGATGCGGGATTAATTGAAGCTGCCGATCAACAAAGAGCGCTTCAAATTAAAATCGATGAGATCACTAAGGATAACCCTAACATTGTTTACAGTACTGTAGACATGCGTGAGCGCAGAGGTGACACACAGCCTGATCTGAAAAAAATGAAATTTCGTCAGACATAAGTATCTGAAACTAAACAATTAAAATATTTAAATGGCCCTGGGTTTTATCTGGGGTCTTTTTTTGTCTTGATTACCATTACAATGGTCTTTTATAACGTGAGTGTAGCATCACGCTACTGCTAGCTAGAAAGGACCAATAATGGATAAAGCATTGTTGAAGACCTTATTGTCTTCAGAATTTTATCAAGCAAACAAAACAAAAATGAGGCAGTCGTTATTCACAGGTAACAATGCAGAGGTTTATAAAACCATTGCTCAAGCACAGGACAAGTATGACCAAGATATAAGTACCAACGATATCTTAGCTATCTGGGCAACTAATCACCCTGTCGCAACAATCGCTGAAAAAGAAGATTTTGAAGACACTTTAACCGCAGTCAGAGAACAACAGTCTCTAACACCTGAAATAGCAAAGGATGTTATCGGGGATCTTTGGCGTAAGGAAACAGGTAGGGATATCACTACCCTGGGTATAAAGATAGCTGAAGGCCACGTTGAGGCAATGGCTACTCTAAAGAGCCTGTTGGAGCGTACCTCTGAAGATTACCTACCTGATGACTATGGTCCTGCAACTACTGACGATCTGTATGAGTTACTGGCGCAAGCGAGTGATGAGTCTCGCTGGAAATTTAATATAAACCAGTTGTCACGTCATGTGTACGGTGTCGGTCCCACAGAGTTTATGATCATATTTGCAAGGCCTGAGACAGGTAAGTCGGCCTTAGCAGTCAGCCTATGTGCATCCCCTGATGGTTTCTGTCAGCAAGGAGCAAAGGTTTTGTACATAGGTAACGAGGAAGCAACCCGCCGCACTAAGCTACGGGCAATACAATCCTTCACAGGTATGAGTACTAGTGACATACAGGCCAATCCTGATCTAGCTTCTAGCCGATACTTAGCTATTCGTGATCGTTTGATTATGAAGGATGCCCAGGAGTGGGACATGACTATGTTAGATGGTTATGTATCTCGTATTAAGCCTGATGTTTTAGTTATAGACCAATTGGACAAGGTCAATGTAGCGGGTCAGTTTGGTGGCACACACGAAAAGCTTCGTGAGATATACCGACAAGCACGGGAACTAGCCAAACGACACGAATGTGCAATCATTGCAGTATCCCAGGCGAGTGCTGAAGCAGAAGGACGTGTACGTCTAGATTTCTCTATGATGGAGAACAGTAGAACAGGTAAGGCAGCGGAAGCTGATTTGATCTGTGGTGTAGGCAAATCATCTGGTGAAGATGATGATGGTCCTGATCCTACTAGGTTCTTACAAATATCTAAAAACAAATTGTCGGGGTGGCATGGTCAGGTGATCTGCAATCTACAAGCCGATATCACACGGTATGTAGACTGATGGGGAAACGATCTAGTTTTGAGAGAAAGCCCCGTGATTACTATAGAACTCCTGTAGAAGCAGTCGCACCTATTAGACCCTTCATCCAAGAGGTTCAGACGTTTTGTGAGCCGTGTGCGGGTGATGGGGCATTGATACGCAGTCTACTTACAATGGACCTAACGTGTGTCAGTGCATTCGATATAGATCCTCAGAAGATTGGCATCGATATACTGGATGCCACCCAGCTTGAGGAACATCATCTTAACAATGCAGATATTATTGTAACGAACCCGCCCTGGGAGCGTTCACTCCTACACTCGATGATCGAAAGGTTTTCAGACCTGCGGCCTACCTGGCTGCTATTTGATGCTGATTGGATTCACACAAAACAGGCCATCCCCTTCCTGCCACGGCTTAGAAAAATAGTAAGCATCGGGCGGGTAAAATGGTTCGATAAAACCGCAGGGAAAGACAATGCCTGTTGGTATCTTTTTGATCGTTATGACGAAAGTTATAACACTAAATTCTACGGGAGAACATGATGCTTAATGAACATGACCTCAAAGAGTTTTATGAACTGCTTGAAAAGAAGCAGGAAGAATATTCCAGCGAAAAAAAGCCTGAACTTAAAAGCCTTATAGATGAGCAAGTAGATCTTCTCCAGGCACTCATATCTGTACAGACTAAGATCCTAGCTAAGTTGTCGGGGTTCAATGTATGACAAAAACCCTCGTACTAGATCTGGAAACCACCGTCCAACGTTTTGATGGTAAGACAGACAACAGCCCATTTAACCCTAATAACAAGTGTGTTTCAGCGCACTTTGGTTGGCTAGGCTCTGATACCGTGGATGAAGTAACCCACTTGGTGTTTAATCATAATGATAAGGCTACACCTGATAGCCCAGAACCTTTGCGTAAGGTTTTGTCTGAGGCTGATATATTAGTTGCCCACAATGCAAAGTTTGATGTTCTCTGGTTGAGGGCAATGGGTATGCCTATCCCCCCTAAAATTAGATGCACCATGATCAATGAATACATTCTGGCTAAAGGGCAGCGCACAAAACTTTCTTTGAAAGAAACTGCCCAGCGCAGAGGTGCGGTGGAATGATTACACAAAAGAAAAGTGACCTAGTCGATGATTTGTTTACGTCAGGTGTCGGCTTTGAAGCCATGCCCTTGTATGATGTAGTCATACCCTATGCAGAAGCGGATGTTAAAGCATGTGCAGAGGTGTATCTATCTCAACTGAGCAGTTTTGAGGAAGAAGATAACTTATCTTTAAAACCTATCGTAGTCCTAATGAATGAAATGCTTGAGTTCTTAGTGGAGTGCGAAACAAACGGTGTTCAGATAGACTTAGACGTACTCTCTTCTATCGGGAATGAATTTCAGAAGGAGCATGATGAACTCACCAAACGCCTAGATGAAATAGTAGAGATGGTAATGGGTGATACTCCTGTAAATTTAAATTCAGGAGCAGATGTATCCAAGCTTATCTACAGTAGAGAGGTGTCTAATAGAGATTATCATATACAGACATTTCGTATCGGTACTGATGAGCATGGTAGAACACTCCCGCCCCCTAGAATGAACAAGTCGGAGTTTAATACCGCAGTACGTTCAAACACTAAGGTTATTCAAAAAACATCTATAGAGTGCTGCCCTGAGTGCGATGGTAGGGGTCAGGTTCAGAAGTATAAGCAAATAACTAGGTATAAGAATAAGAAACCATATAAAGTTGTAGGCGAAGCTTATAAGAACCTATCCAAGTGTCCTTCCTGTTTAGGGGTAGGGGCTTTCTACATTCCTACTGGTAAGGTTGCAGGTTTAAAACTCAGTCCTTTGGGTCCACAGTATGCTGCGGCTCACGGTTTTAAGACTGATAAAGGGACTATTAAACTTCTAATATCCCACGCAAAAAACAAGAATAACGATATAGCTGTCGAGTTCCTGACTAAGATAAGTAGGCTTTCAGCGGTATCCACTTATTTAACTAGCTTTGTTAAAGGCATTGAAACCTGGACACGTCCTAATGGTCTAATACATACAAACTTTAATCAATGCATCACCGCAACAGGGCGTCTGAGTTCTTCCAATATTAACCTGCAAAATATGCCAAAACGGGGCTTCCCCGTCCGTAAGGCTATGGTGTCTAGATTTGACTACAAGATTGTTGAATTCGATTACTCAGGATTAGAATTTCGTGTTGCTGGAGAAGTGTCCCGAGATCCTCAGATTATTGAAGATATTCTGAATGGTAAGGACATCCATAAACAGACTGCTTCTATCATTCATAGAATACCTGCCGAAGAAGTGACCAAAGAAACTCGTTCCCAAATAAAGTTTCACACGTTTGCACCTCTATATGGTTCGCAAGGGTCAGGTTTAGCGGAACATGAGAAGAAATATTACGACGAATTCTTTGTGATCTACAAAGGTCTAAAATCTTACCAGCAACGTCTTATGGATGGAGTTGTTAAGAACGGCATAGTTCAAACTCCTAGTGGCAGACAGTACTATTGGCCTAATGCCCGTAGACTAAGAAATGGGCGGGTTACTAACGCTACTCAGGTAGTCAACTACCCCATCCAGGGATTTGCTACTGGGGATATAGTACCACTAGCTTGTGTAAGGGCGTTACGCCTTTTTAAGAGCCATAAACTCAAGTCAAAACTAATTCTAACGGTACACGACTCAATTGTAGTTGACTGCCATCCAGATGAATTGTCACAGGTCAAAAAAGTTTTAGTCGAGGCTATGGCTAATGTAGGCGAAGAATTAGAGCAACGCTTTGATTACAAACCAGTTTTACCGCTAGATGTAGAGATGACTGCGGGTAAGAACTGGTTAGATCAGGATGATATTCCACTTGATTAATGGTACTTAATTATGGTACATTATAAACTCAATTATAAAAGGATACACCAATGGGTGAACTTACAAATATAGAGGCCACTGATCTAGCAGCATTGGCAGAAAAACTGGGCGCAGCCAGTGGTGAAACTGCAACAGTAAATATGTTGGAATTAAAGATTAACTACGAAGATGAAGACGATAATGGTGTTCGTTTAAATCTTGGTGATATCTACGTGCGGGAAAGTGATAAAAACCACTTTTATGCTAAAAATGTTACCTTTCGCCCCTTGAGTCAGATGCACCAGTACTCTGTGTATAATGCTCAAGAAAAAAAGATGTCGTGCAAAACCCGCCTAATCGCAAACTTTCGTGAGGAAGCACGGGATACCAATGGCACAATACGATGTGGTAAACCTAGTTCTTCTGAGATGCGTGATCTTACAGAGGAACAACGGGCCAAGTATTCAGGTATAAAAAATCAAAGGCAGATCCGTGGCCTGGTAAGCTATACAGGTAAGTCATCCTCTGGTGAGGAAAAGACGTATGAAAACCTTCCAGTTCTAATGCGTTTAAATGGTCAGAATAACTATCAGGTAGATAGTAGCAATAAACTTTCTGCCCCCTTTGAAGCACAGTTTCTAAAACAAATCCCTCGGGGTTCCAGCATGTGGAATTTCAGTATGGATATTACTACCAAGCGCAGAAAGAGTGCTGCGGGTAAAGCGTACTATACCTACGAGTATACCCCTGATTTTGGTGTGCAGCTTCCGATAACGAAGGATATCTATGGATCACTTCAGATGATCGATCAGATCATTCAGGATGAGAATGCTTACGTTGATAGTCAGTACTACAAGGCACTGAAAGGTGACATGTACGAAGCAGAGGCCTCGGAAGTTTTGGACCGTATGCATGATAGTTTAGATGCCGATTATGAGGACGTAGCTTAATGCTCCAAGAACTCATTCATATGACAATGGATCAAATGTCTAACGACGAATACGACGATCTAGTTGTGAAGGATGAGTGGATTGATGCCGTTGGTGAAAACATAAAGCGTGAACTAAAGAAAAGCCTAGCCCCTAGGGGTAAAGATTTTAGACTTCGGGGGTCCAATCTGGGTAAACCACCTTGCGTCCTTCAAATGCAAAAGTCTGGGGCTGAACCTTCTAGAAAACCTTACCATTTCGTAATGCAGATGCTGCACGGGTATATGATCGAAGAGATTATGACACTCATACTAAAAGTGGCAGATGCAAACATTACGGGTGGTAAGGCCAAGGTTTCTTTAGATCTTGAGGGTGTTACCATTAAGGGTGAGGACGATATTCAGATCGATGGTAAAGAGTATGATGTGAAATCGTGTTCACCCTGGGCCTTCAACAACAAGTGGAGCGAAGGATATCATGGCTTACGCAAGTCAGATAACTTTGGCTACGTTGGTCAGCTTATGGCTTACTCAGAGGCACAGGACATACCTGTTGGTGGGTGGCTGGTAGTCAATAAATCCACTGGTGAGGTTTTGGTTGTGGACGCAGACAACAGCCCTTCAGAACGCAAAGCAGTTTTGAATAAGTTGAAGTCAACGGTACGCACTATCAAGAGTGATGCACCCTTTAAGCGTTGCTTTGAGCCTGTCAATGATACCTTCAAGAAAATGCCCACAGGACGCAAGTATCTGAGCAAAGATAACTGTGGAATGTGCGACTTCAAAACCTCTTGTTACCCTGGTGTTAAACTTAAACCGCAGCCTGAGAGTAAGGCAGCTAATCCACCATTAAAATGGTACATTAAAGAGGCCTAATGGCAATAACTCCGCAGTCTGCGAAAGCCAAAGGACGCCGATTGCAGCAATGGGTGAGGGACAGGCTTTATTCCACTTTTCCTAAACTTGAGGATGGAGATATCCGCTCGACAAGCATGGGTGCTGGTGGAGAAGATCTGTTGTTCTCACCCGCTGCCAGACGCTGCTTCCCATACTCCGTGGAATGCAAAAACAATAAAAGTAATGCGATTTATAAAGTGATGGATCAGGCCATCAGTAACTGCCCAAAGGGCGCTACGCCATTAGCCATAATTAAGGCTGATCACAAAAAGCCTCTAGCAGTTGTTGATGCAGATCACTTTTTCAAATTGGCAAAAAGGAATAAAAAATGAATTCAGATAACATTCCTAAAAATTCAATTTCTCTAACTGTGTATTTGGATGATGAGGGTACTACCATCGTCGATACATATTCCAATCTGTCAGACACACTGCCTGATGATGAACAAACGTTCCTAAGATTAATGCTCAAAGGTTTAGAGTTTCACGCATACGCAGGGCCAAATCTATTAGCATCCATAGGTAATATTGTTGCGATACTTGATACCTATGAGGATGATGATCTGGAATTTGAGCCTGACGAGGAACTCAAAGAAAAGCTACAGGACGCCAAGGTTATACCCATTAATCGCAAGCCAAGGCTTAACTAATGGATCGTAACAAAGTGGCCTCAGATGGCCTATCCACCAGCTATTATACCATACCTAATCATGCCAGTGAGTTACGCCATCTCATTAGTCATAAGGGCATGTCTAAGTCCCGTGGAGACATCTTTAAGGCTTGCTACAGGCTTGGTGAAAAAGAGGGAACAGATACCCTCTACGACTTAAACAAAATGAAGTTTTTTATCGAAGATTTAATTGAAATGCACATGAGAGGAGAACATTTATGAACATGAAAGACTACCAGACACAGGCATCGAAAACCGCCATCTATCCTGAGTGTGACGTAATTACATACCCCGCACTGGGTTTGGTATCTGAGGCGGGAGAAGTGGCGGGGAAGGTAAAAAAAGTACTTCGTGATCACAGTGGTCAATTTCTTCCAGAACAACGTGAGGCCATTGCAGACGAGGTGGGTGATTGCCTTTGGTATATTGCTAGTCTGGCAACCGACTTGGGAATGGGCATGGAAGAAATTGCCCAGCGCAATCTTGATAAACTGAACAGTCGCATGGCCCGTGGGGTGCTGGGCGGTAGCGGCGATAATAGATAACCCCCAAAAATTCATAAAATAAAATCAACGGGAGCAGAGAATGCTAAAAAATAGTTACGGGCCTACACTACCGATTAGTGAGCAAATCCATAAAGAAAAATATCGTAGTGAAGGAGAAACCTTCCACGAAGCAATGACCCGTGTGGCAGAGGCATTGAAAGATGATGAACCACACTTCAATCAGTTTAGAAACATCCTGTATAACCAGCGGTTCTTACCAGCGGGGCGGGTACAATCGGCTATGGGCGCACCTCGCACTGTTACCCCATACAACTGCTTTGTGAGTGGTACTATTGAAGACAGCATGGAAGGCATTATGGATGCGGCGAAGGACGCTGCTAGAACAATGCAGCTTGGTGGTGGAATAGGATATGACTTCTCTACTCTACGTCCACACGGGGCGCTCATTAAGAGCCTAGATAGCCGCTCTAGTGGCCCTCTTAGTTTTATGGCTATATTTGATAGTGTCTGTCATACTATAGCTTCTGCGGGGCATCGTCGGGGCGCACAGATGGGTGTACTGCGAGTAGATCATCCTGATATTGAAAAATTCATTCGTGCCAAGAATAATAGCACAGAACTAACAGGTTTTAACATTTCAGTTGGTGTCACTGATGCCTTTATGGAAGCTGTTAAAACAGACAGTCAGTTTGATCTGGTCTTTGAGAACACTGTGTACTCCACAGTTAATGCCCGTGCGCTATGGGATGATATCCTGCGGTCTACATGGGATTGGGCAGAGCCAGGCATCCTGTTTATTGACCGCATCAACCGTAAGAATAATCTGCATTACTGTGAGAATATTGTTGCTACCAATCCATGCGGTGAACAGCCGTTACCACCCTACGGGGCGTGTTTGCTGGGGTCATTTAACCTTGCTAAGTATATCGTACAGCATGACGGTAAATACGTCTTCAATATGAACATGCTAAAGACAGACATTCCGTTTGTGGTACGGGCAATGGATAACGTAGTAGATCGTGCTACTTACCCTCTCCCACAACAAGAGAAGCAAGCAAAAGACACACGGCGTATGGGCCTTGGTGTTACAGGTGTTGCTAATGCTATTGAATCGCTAGGATTTGATTACGGTACAGATGAGTTCATCCGTGTTCTGGAAGAGATCATGGGTACAATTCGTGATGTTTGTTATGAAACATCGGTAGAATTAGCACAGGAAAAAGGTGCATTCCCATTATTCAAGAAAGAATACTTGGACAGTGAATTTGCAAAGACCTTACCCCCTAAGATACGAAAAAGCATTGCGAAGCATGGTATTCGTAACTCTCACCTACTGTCAGTAGCACCTACAGGTACAATCAGCCTGAGTGCAGACAACGTATCCAGTGGTATCGAACCTGTCTTTAGTCACTTCTATGACCGTACCATCCAGACATTCGATGGTCCTACCATTGAGCGAGTAGATGACTATGGCTACCGTGAGTTTGGGGTCAGAGGTAAAACCGCTGATGAACTATCTGTGTTTGACCATGTGCGGGTTCTAAATGTTGCATCAAAGTATGTTGATAGTGCGTGTAGCAAGACCTGTAATGTAGGTGATGATGTAACTTGGGAACAATTCAAACAGGTATACATGGATGCATATGAGGGCGGTAGTTCAGGCTGTACGACATTCCGTGCATCTGGAAAAAGATACGGCATTCTGAATGCTTCTGCGTCTGAGGATATTGCTGAAGAAAAGCCCGTGGAAAAAGACAATTTCATCGAAGAAGGGGGAGCATGTTATTATGACCCTGCCACTGGACTGCGTAAGTGTGAGTAACCATGAATAAACCCTATGACGAGGGCTTCCAGGCCTTCTTTCGGGGGGATTTCATATGTCACTATAGGCTCCGCTCTCACTACCATCGTGAGTGGCAGCGGGGCTTCAATTCAGCGTATTTTTATAACAGGGATACCTATGTACAAAGCATTCCAGAAGAATATCTTCGACAAGTATGATGCTCCTGCTAGGGAAAAGGCCAAGAGGTTTTGGCGCTCCCAGGGGTACGTATGCACGGACCATAAGGATGAATACGATGTTGATCTTGTTGTAGAGAAAGATAACAAACGATTTTACTGCGAAGTCGAAGTCAAAACTACCTGGCATGGACAGGAATTTTCCTATGATACATTACACATACCTGCCCGTAAGGCTAAGTTTTTATCTAAGCCAACTCAGTTCATGGTGTTCAATAATAGTATGACTAGAGCAGCTATCGTGGGGCGCAATAGGTTGTTAAATGCCACCACAGTAACCGTGCCAAACAGAAAGATTGCATTCGGGGAACAGTTCTTTGATGTGCCTAAAAAGGATTTATTTTTTGTACCCCTAGAAATATAAAAAGCCCCCAAGTCTATTGACCTAGGAGCCTTCCAATTCTATAATATTTGTAACGGGGTTGGTCCCCCGTTTAGCTAGTAAGAAGCCCTCAGATTTAGGTCTGGGGGTTTTTCTTTACCTGCCTAATCCTAATACTTCCATTGTCTGATCTATGGCATTCTTTGTTTTAGACTTGGCACTGTCTACTGTCTTATCTACCGTTACTGCGGCATCAATTAGATTCTCATCCCAAGTTTTGTATGTGGATTCCCTATCTGCTTCAGCGTACTTACCTATACGAATACCTAGAGAAAACATTTCATCATACATATCTTTTGGGAGCCTGATGGGGCCAATCCCTTTAGTGGCCCTAATTGATTCCAGTTTGTCTATTACTTTTAAAGCTTCCTTGCTGTCTGACACAATTATGTCCATAGCAATCTCATACCTATTTGTAACATCCATTTTTTCAGCGGCAAGCCTACCCGCTGTACGGGCCTGTGTACCAATACGATTTAACGGACCAACAATCACGTTAATCATCGTATTAATAGCATTCTGGTATTGCTGTATCTCTGGTGTACCTGATGATCCTGGCAACGCTTTAGCATTACGCTTCGCCTGACCCTCAGATGCGGCGGTAAGAATAGTTTTGATAACACTTTTAAGTTTAGGATCATTTTCAAGAATGACCTCTCCTGATGCAGCAAGTCCTGTGTTTTCTTTCAGTATATTTCGGACCTTTGCCACACTAGATACGGGCGCACCAGTATTAGTCTGACCCGCAGTAAATGCTTTGTCCCTTAATTCTTGCAGGTAAAGTTTCTTCAGTCCCCCACGCACAACAGGACTGTTGTCTGTAGCGTTAAGTATTACTTTAACACTATCCGCACCATTAGAGGAATTTAGCATAGAGGTTATTTTATTCTCTACATTTGCAGAAGGCATCCCTGGTACAAAGTCATCTACAAATCCAGAAATTAATTTAGAAAAAGCATCATTCTGCATAGCATCAAACTGCTCTTGTGCTTGAACTAAAGTATCTGCAACAGGCTCACCTGTCTGTTTAGAATTCCTTATTCTGCTTTCAAGCATATCAAGTTCCATTGCCAGGGTATCGAAGTTGCCTCGCATTTGGTCAGCGTAACCTCTAATAGTGGAACTAAGAGTAGCAGGGTCTATGTTATTAATACCGTCTTTAGTGATCTGAGCGTATAAATCTTCAAACGTCCTAGCAACTAGGTATTCTTGAATAGTCTCTGGACTTGCACCTATATCAGAGACTTCTAGTGCTTTTACCAACTGTGCTACTTCTTCCGAAGCACCAGACTCAAGTATATTAGTAACTTGTCCTTGTGACTGCACTTTTTCAGCCGTGGGGGCAAGTTTCCCAACACGGGTATCTTTAAATGTCGTGTAAGTATCCGTTAATGGCGCATCCCCCCACAAAGGGATGAACTCATCTTTGTAATAATCCATAGCCTTTGTGGCAGCGTCTTTAGCCTCTGGGTTGTTAATAGCCACAAATTCAACCTGATCATCAATGTACTTCACTACAGATCTTAGGCGAGCCCCTACTGGACCTCTACCATTAGAGAAGGCTTCTTCTGCTAAAGCAGATATTGCGGGACGAATATCATTATACAGGCGTTTAAAATCTACTCCTGAATCAAACAATTCTTGCGCCAGGTCTGCAACATCCACTGGATCTTGGGTAACAGGGTTTCCAAATTGATCTAGAAGAGTACTAGGGGCTTGTTCTCCAGGTTTAGTCTTTTTATATGCCGCCTTAATAGTGGCAATTAATCTAGACTGTAAAAATTCCGCACCCTCAGTACCGAACTGATCCAGGTTAGTAGATAGTTCTTCAATTAAGTTCCCAAAGCCTTCGTAATCAAATTTAGCGTCTTCAGGTATCTCATTAAACAGATCGTTTTTCTTTTTAGTCATGCGCTCTGCTTCATCAACGAGCGTAGTAGCTATTTCTTTTTTCTTTGCTACCGACAAGGCGCTTACTTCAGAAGAAGATACTTTAGATAAACGGCTTAAAGCAGGAGATAAATTAGGATCACTAAGTATGCTGTTTAACGCAGCTTCATTATCAGTCTTAATTGCTTCTTCTGCTTCAAATATACTACGCTGTTGCTTCAGCATTCGGCTGTCGTTACTTCCAACGATACCTTCTACTGCATCATTCATTGTAGAACCCGCAGGTAATGCGGCCTTTGCTTCCTCTTGAAGGATTCTGTCTGTTTGCACATTAACCATATTTGATTGCTGATTAAGTGCGCCTTGGTTTTTAGAACTACTTACAATTCCACTACGGAGTTGCTGTATACGGGCCAGTGTCTGTGGAGTGACATCCTCCCCAGCTTCTAGAGCAGCAAACACGTCTAGGGTTACATCATTTTTTTGTTTGCTGGCGTCGGTCTGTTCAATTAGCAACTCACTATTTTTTCGCATAATGCTTATAAGTTGCTGTCTTGCGGTTTCCATATCTTGTTTTGTGGAGTTTGCTTGCACTGAAGCAAGATCTGAAAGGATGTTATCCATCGCAGAGGATTTCTTAGCTGCATCGCCCTCTAGTAAAGTTCTTGCGATTGCTCCTACGGAAGCCTCATTAATGAAGTCAGCCGTCTTTAACCCTACTTTAATTGCATTATCTAGAACACCTGACATAATCAAACTGTCTACAAATATGTTCATCCTTGCAGCTAGAATTTGCTCTGCTTCAGGGTCTTCACGGTTTACCCCAAAAGGAGCCAGAATAGCTTCCGTATCTGTATCAGCCCCAAATGCGATACCTAGTTCGCCCCCTGTGTACTTTAGAAGCTGCTTGGTAGGCTCATAAGTTTTTTCTATTACAGGCTGACCTAGTTTCATCCAAGTTTCGTTTTTAGAAAGGGGATTCATAAACCGTTTTATTAAGCGTTCACCACCCTCTACCGCTGCATCCGCAGCTATTTTTCCTGTAAAGAAAGATGCAGCTAATCCCGCACCTTCAGTCATAACAGCATCTACTTTAGAGAAACCTGATGAACTACGAGGAATTGTATTAGTCCATTCCACAAGTTTTGTATCTAAGCCTACTTTATCTGCTACTACATCACCTACTGCGGCGGCTACTTCAAGCGCATTTGTGCCAGAATCAACTATACCTTCAAGGAGTTGAGTTCCGTGGTTAACCGAAGCACCTCGACTAGCTTGAAAATCTGGAGCAATAAAGTTTATGAAGTTATCAACTACATCAGATACTACAGGTATGCCTAAATTTAATTTACCTCTAGGAAAGGGTATTCTCCACGTCTTACCACTAACAGGGTCATTATAGAGAAGTTCCCCTGTAGCGGTATCTACCACAGTGTTTTCACTATCGGCATACGCATTGTACACCTCAAAAGCGGTTAGTTCTCCCCCTTCAGGGGTAGTTTCTGTACGGTCATCCCGATATCCTAGGGGCAATCCATCGTACATCTCCCCTGCGGGAAGACCTGGATTAAGTTCTGCCGTACTATTAGACGAAGATACGTTTTCATCAACTCCCTGCTCTTCTCTAATAGAAGCATCATATGCCTGGATCTCTTCGTTTGTGAAACCCGCAGCCTCTAAATCCGCAGCCTCGTAGCCCCCCTGTATATCCCTAAGTTCATTAGCGTAAGACACTAACTCAGGGTTAATCTCGGTAGTCTCTACTTCCGCTTTAACATCATCGAATGGATCAAATATAGTAGGTTTTTCTTCTACAGTAGGTGTCTTATCAAAGGGATCAAAAATTTCTGCCATTAGTCATCTACCTTGTATTTTTTATTGTAGAAATTTATTAGGTCAGCGTCAGATACACCTTTATTTCTTTCATCCGCCTTTGCCGCCTTCAGAAAAGCCTCTAAAGAAGGTGGATCATTTGAGGTTACTTCAGGACTTTTCTCTATCGGCGCACCCGTAAACCGTGCGTAATTATCTTTCAGGGATTGAGAAGTTTGTGCCGCCACATAATCAGCCATATTTAAAGGCTCACTTACAGGTGACCACCCATATTTGTCTTTAAACCCTTGGATCTGGCTTCCTGGCCCTACTACTTTGAAATGTTTCTGGTCATAGGATTCAATCTTACCTGCCATATAGTCCGTCAGGTTTTTCTTAAATGCTTCCGCAGACCCACCAGATGTTCGTACAATATCCATAATTTTTGTGAAATCTTGGTTCGACATGGCATTGCCCGATTGTCCTTCCATACGTCCAACTTGGAACGCTAAAGACAACATCTTAGCTTCAAACCGTGCAGTTGCATCTGCTAGATTTTGTACATTTCCAGAAATTACAGCGTCTAAGAAATTATTATCAAATCCACCCTGTCTCTGTAGTTGGTCAAGGGTTATTTCTTCATTTGATTTAAACAACTCTTCAGCAACACTGAAAATCTGTCCACTGGATCTTCCTGTGGTTGTTAAGAATTTAGCAAGTATACCACCTGCACCTGTGACCCGTTCATCCGTTTCTACAATTTCTATAGCTTGGGAAGAGGTATTCATACCTTCAGCAAGTGCGGTATTAGCAACACCTAGTTCAGTAATTATTTTCTGAGTTTCAGTTCTAATAGTTTTAAAGGCATCAGTTTCAATTTCACCCAAGGGAAGTGCAGTCTTGACTTCATTACCTTCTGCATCCCGATAGACTTCTTCCCTGGGCTTCTGGTAAATAGTTTTATACTCAAACTTACCATCACCTAGAGGAACTTTTGCTTCAACTGTAACAATACCAAATCCGTTTTTCTCAACTGCCTTTTGACGTTCAGAGTTTGCTTGTTGATTCGTTTTTAGATTTTCAAGTGCCTGGATTACAGCGTTACCTGCACCCTCTTTTTTAGCCAAAGTTATTTGTTTCTCAGTTGTGTTAACGCTAGTAGCACTGTCTATATATTTACGATATAAACCGTTCTTCTCAAGTTCTTTAGCCGCATCAATTTCACCTTGTAGGGCAGACAATTCCTTATCGGTGGCCCCGCCTTGTTCAGCTATCCGCTTAATTGAATCCAACTCTACCCCATTTTTACCTACGAGATAGGTAGGCTTGAGAAGGTCTTTATAAGGTAATTCCCCATCTTTAAGACTCTTTGCCATAGAAGCTGCTAGGTTAAAGTTGGCTAGATCCCCTACCTGGAAGAATTCTCTAGATTTTGCGGTCATTGCATCCGCACTGCTAGATGCCTCTGATATCCAAGAGTAAGTATTAACATCGCCTTCATTAATGCGATCCGCTGCGGCTCTGGTAGTCTGGTTAGTAGAGTACTTAGCCACAAGCGCCCGTTGATCTGGAGACATTTCAATCAGTTCTTTTTGTGAATACTCTTTTCGTGCCTCTATAATGGGTAGTATATCTTTTGCTATGTTAGCAGGTACTTCCATACCTTTTGCTTCAGCTAAAGCTATGCGATCTTTTAACTTGCTTGCGGTCATATCGTCAGCCAACAAGACTTTCATTGAGAATAGTTCTTCAACCTTCTGTGTGCTGTCCAACGCTTTTAAATTTTCACCCCGTGCATTAAAGGTTTCCATAAATTCTGGGTCAACATCCGTTCTGTTTGCGGTTATACTTGCGTTCTTAGCTTCCCAATCTGCGTATGTTTTTATATTTTCAATACTTACAGGCTCGTACTTACGTTTTGCAGTGTTGAATGCTAGATCTTCCCCTCTGAACGGACGGCGATCTTCTACAACTTCGTTTGAATCAAATACGCCTGTTTCTACCTGCTCAATAACAGAAAGAACGTCCTCGTCAGAAACGTTTTTCAACCCTTCCCATGTGTCTCTCATAGTAGAAATTCGTGATGCGTCTGTATTTTGGCCTTTTAAGCGATCTTGGGCGTAACGTAGGAATAGAGCATCCTGAGTTTCCTCATCAAAGACTGTATCATCTGTAATTCCTAGAGATTCAAATGTACCATTACGCTTGAGTTCCTGCATTGTATCGCCGACAAATTGATACTTACCAGCGGGAGTAGATCCAAGTCCCTTTCTGTACGCTTCTGTACTTTCAGGCATGTTAACTTTTGACCATGCATGATAGGAACCTTCCCCACGTTTGGATTGGAAATCCATAAGTTCTTTAACAGTCATTTCGCTAACAACTATATCAGAGAATGCTCCGTTCTGAGCCTGGTTAAGTAGCGCATTAGCCCCACCCTTTCCACTCTCTTGATCTGTAAGTGTGTCTATGCTGGTGACGTTACGAGGCATACCTGGCCCCTGTTGAGGGTCTAAACGTTCAATAGAACCGCTCTCCAACCCTGATATAAAGTAGTCAGAGATTTTAGTTACGTCACTTCCACCTTTAGCCATAGTATATGCTGTTTGGAAAGCAGTTGTATTGTCTCCAAATGAGCCGCCTGTCATGGACAGGGCAGACCTAGCTATGTCTTTATATTTCTTATCTTCCAGATCCGCTGCTTCTTGTTTTTCACGAATCCGTCTACGATTTTCTTTTTCTTCTTCAGCCTGATCTTTGGCTAGGGCTTTAGCGTCAGCTTTCTCTTGTGCCGCTGTATCCATCCAGCTTTTAGCAACAATGTCTGCGGCTTTTGCAAAACCTTCTTCCAAAGCATTTGATTTCTGGACATATTCACCACGGGCTACTCTGCCACGAACATCCTTACGATAACTCATCAACAGGTTCCTCTTGTTCTTCGATTTGGCCTAGCATTGCGGCTTGTTCATCTGGTGTGGCAGGAATATCGTTCATCCCAGAAGCGTCCTCTGGGGGTGCTGCCATTATACCGCCGTCTACTATACTGTTATCTTGTTCTAGGACTTCTATCGTTACGTCCTCTTTTTCATCATCATCTAAAATACCAAGGGCTACTTTTAGAGATGTAGGTGTGATGACAACTCTATCTTCATCGCCTACACCCATGTCATATTTCAGGTCTTGTTCATCCGCTATAATACTTATGTAACGGGCAATCGGTCCTGCTATTAGAATAGCTAGATCAATTGAAAATTTACCACGGGAAATTGCTTGCATCAAAATAGATGTAACAATAGTAGAAATTTTAGCGTCAATTTTAATTAGTGAAAATACTAATTCAAGCTGCTCATCTTCTTTTAATTTGTTTAGAATATAGCCTACGCCACCATCATACTCGACTAGGTCTGGTGGCCTGTGCCACGGATAATTTCTAGTATCTGCGGTGTAATTAGCACCTGCAATTGGGGCATTAAAGACTTTCATCAGGCATATCCTCTTCTGAGACTTCGCCTAGAAGTTCTTCTTCTAGTTCGTCAAAATATTCGGGGGTATGAAAAAGATCCTCACCTGCTAATTCGCTGGTAATCTTGGGCATTTTACCTCGCATAAACTCTTTGATAGATCTCTTTACGGCGTCTTCAAACTTCATTGGATCTCTCCATAATTCACCATTAGATATCCATCCTCACCCACGGATACTGCATTGGGGTATTTTTTCTGTACCTGTTGGGCGATTACTCCGAACTTAGGGTATTTTTCTGCGCCCACACGCTTACCTTCTTCGTTCCAATCCCATGTGTAATATTTTATGCCCTGGACCGTATCATGGTATTCAATATTTTCTTTTAAACGCTCATCTGACATAGATGTAATGTATGCTGCACCCAGTGAAAAAAGACCGCTCATAAAGCCGCCGCCGCTACTCTGTTGTCTGCTCTGCGCCTGTAGTTCCGCAGCTAAAATGGTAGCATCTCTGTCAGACTCTGCATTCCACCCCTTGAAAATATAATCTAAGTGGTTGTCCACTCTGTCCCACAGTCGGGTCATGCTCTCTAGAGACAAGTCTAGAGTGTTTTTAACATCTGTCTCAGCCGCATCAAATTGCATCTGTGTGTTTGTTGTTGCTACTGTTTGACGCCACTTAGCGTTTGCAAGATCTAGGTTGTATTGCATGTTAGCATAAAATTCTTGACGGGACTGCTCTAACCGTGAGTTGAATTCACTACCGTCATTTATTTCGCCTACGTTAAATTTACGCATCTGGTTGATCTGCTCAGAATTCTGCAACGATATCTGTGCATTCATATTGTCGTAGTATTTTTGCATGTCGTTAGCTTGCTCTGCGCCAAACAAACGTGCGGCGTTGATAGCAGATTGATCGTTAAATATAGCGTCGATCATAGCTTGGGTATTTACGACTTCAGCCTGTTGCTCATTAGTCAGGTTTGCTAGATCCATTTCGAGGAACGATCTCGCATTCTGTACCGCAGCGGCCTGACGTGCATCCATATTAGCAGTCTCAAAATTAGCCATAACTGTAGCTTTATTGATAATTGCTTGTTGTCTATTATCTAGGTTTTTAGTTGTTAATGTTTGGAAGAATGCTGCTTCTTTTTGAGCAATACCCAAAGTGGCTTCCATGATAGCGTTAGCCATCGCAGCGGTTTGAGCAGTTCCAGAAATTCCTGAGAATGCCATTGTTTTAGCAACGTCACGGGACAAGGCTTGCGCCCACTGAGGCACTTTTGGGTTACCCTGCGAATCCTTGAATTCCGCAGAGATAATTTCCATCTGCCCTAGAATAGTGGCTTTACTGTCTGTGTAGTTACCTTCACCCAGTTTTTGGGCTAGAAGTTTTCCTGAAACAGTAGACGTATCTATTAAACTGCTAATATTTTGTGTAGCAAAATCGTTCAGTGCCTCACCTGTTACACTGACAGTACCATCAGCATTACGCCCAGTACCTACCCCCTGCATATCAATCTGAGCAGCATCAACTAGGTTTTCATTTGTAATACTACCAGTTGCAGCATCTACAGTAGTAGCATCTGTACCTAGTTGATCTGTGGCAGTCGTAGCATCAAAGCGTTCAGCGTCTGCATTTACTACACCGTCAGTCGTAGCAGTATCACCCACAATAGCTGTGGCTACCGCAGGACTTTCACCTAATCGATATCTTAAACTCTCAGGGTCTAGTAGAACCCCTTTTGTTTCGGGATCTAGGTTAGGTATTTTTTCGGCTAGTAATGACCCGTTCTTTTGTAGAAATCCTACAGGATCATTTGCAATTTCCCTTAATTCATTATTACTGGCTTTCATGCCAGAATCTTCAAGCATCTCCTTAATAAACTCAGCCATAATTCTGGCTTCTGATATTGGGGTGTCAGGGTTTTCAGTGTCTTCCTCAACTTGGTCAATGTCCTTGACCCCCTCAAAATCACCTTCTGCCTCTGCGGCATCTCTTGCTCTATCGTAACCTGTACGTGCTTCTGATGCCACAAACCCTGCATCACCAGCTTTCCTACCAGCATTATCTTTAGCAATAGACATAGCGGATACAGCTTTACCTGTTGAGTCTATCTCTACCTCATACATCATGCCCAATTTGTTGTGAGAGTATGATATCGCTTTCCCGTTTCGGGTGGTAGAACTATAAACGGTGCGCCCAACACTATCTTGAGATGTTTTATCCTTAGCTGGATCTACACCATTGAGCCACCCCATCATTTTACTTAGTGCCTTTGGTACTAGGCTCAGAGGTGCTACAAAGCCTAATGCAGCATCCTTTACCCCAAAGCCAGGTGCTACACCCAGTTGGTCATTTGCTTGATTGTTCATAACCCCTGAATAAGTTTTGCCTGTAGCAGGGTCTGTATAGCTACCATCCTGGTTTTGGCCTATAGGATCTTTAGTTTTGTCGCTGGTTAGAATACCATTTACGTAGCTTGCACCATCGTTAGGGGTAAACATATTAGCAATGTTTTCACCAAAGCTATTTTTGTTACCTCCAGATTTGTTACCGCTGGATTTTTGCGCCCCCTGATTACTGGAGTTTTGAGCGCCACCTGTAGAAGAATTTGCCGCTGCCGCTGCCGCTGCTTCAGCCGCTGCCGCTGCTTCATTACTGTTTTCTGGCATCAGATCATATCCTTTTCTTCTTCGCATCTACGAATACGATCACGCAGATAGATGTAGTTTTTCACAGCTTCATCAATTGCCGTATTGCTGGCAGGTAGACGGTCTAATTCATCAGCTAATTGGTTGTTGAACCGCTCATCATACTGCTTAATTTGAGGACAGTAGATTTCGAGTTTGGTCTTATAAACCGTTTGAGCGCAGCCTGTCAGAGAGAGACTTGCGATCAGTAAGATTATCAGTTTCATGTTCTGCCATATTTTTGTAAAATTCAGACGCATTCTGTGTTGCGTTTAGTTCGTCCATCAGGACTTTATTCTTTTCTTTAGCTCTGCCTTTGATCTGACCAATCACGTAAATGATGGGTAGGGCTAGAGCCAAAGCACCGATAATGTATGTCTTGATTTTTCCAAAGATGAACATCAATGGATGCCTTCTTTGTTGTCCTTAAATCTGGAGTATGCAGCCAGTGCGATACCGCCGATTGCGAGGATCAAGAATATCGTTTTAAGCATAGGGGCGTAGGCCACTAGCCCTTGTATCTGACCCGCAACCTCATTCATCGCAGTAGCTGCGCCAGCGATCCCTGCACCTGCCATTGTTTTACTTTTAGCAAGAGATTTAGGGGCATCTGCGGCGATCTTTTGTGGCATTTGTGGACCACCTTCATCAGAAGGCAGTTGAGCCTCACTGGAAAAGATGGCTGCTTCAGCCGCACGGCGGCGTGTTAATCCCCTTAACGGAGTAAGCTTTCCATCGACACGGGCTTTGTTCCATCGCATCAGTTGTTCAGGTACTTCGTCGTATAAGCCCTTGTTCAGCTTTTTTAACAGGGTACTACTACGGAACGCCCCTCCACCTAAATTGAATACAAACGACACTAAGGCGTTGTATTGATGCTGGCTAAGAGGAACGTTAACGTATTTTTTCACGATTTTGCCGTGTTCTTCTAAATCCTCTAAAAGAAACTGCTCAGATTGAGCCATAGTCACCTTCATACCTGATCTGACGCCCTTACAGTGGCCCCATGATATCGTCCACTTTCCAGCGGGGCAGCGATATGAGTGTACCATGCCGTCATCTTTTAATTTGTGTAGACCTTCAAACATTTTTACTAGGTCTACACCTTGTTGCGATACTCTATCTGGATGCATTAGAAAGTTGACCCCGCATTGAACATAATACCTCTATCCGACATTCTCTGCATTTCAGCCTGTTCTTCTGGGGTTATGTACGTCTGTGTAAATGCGTTAAATATTTTACCATCTGATCGAACACCTGTAGAAGCGTAAGGTCTAGAAGCAGACTGATTTTGTAATCCATTCAACGAGCGTAGAGAGTTCTGTACGTTGATTACTTGCCGACCCAAATTTTGACCTGTGGCACTAAAACGGCCTAGTATCAGGTTACCTTGATCATCCATTTTACGTGTGATCGTGTTGCCTTGATTATCAATGCTGTTGGCGATCAGCGCACCATTGTCGTTGAATGCTTGACCAAGCTGGTTAAATTCTTGACGCATATTATTGTCTAAACCCTCTTGGGTTGATGCAATACGTGCCATATCTCTCGCAGAGGTAATTTGACCTGAATCTAAACTACCCATAATTGCAGCCGTACCCTGCGACATTGCAGATTCGGCGGTCATAAACCCACGTTCCATTTCTCCAGATAGGTTCTGTTGACCTGTGGCATTTGCTTGTGCAATATCCCCAATATCAGAACGCAGACGGTTTGTTTGATTAGATTGCGCTCTAGATAAATCTGCTCTAGATTGTTGAGCAATCTCTTGATCCTGCCCATATCGATCAGAGTAACTATCAAAGTTACTGACAAACTCATCCTGACCTTCTTGCAGCCCCTCTTGGTTTTGCATAGATTGGATAGCATATGCATCCGCAGTATCAGACATTGTGTCCAGATTTGTCTGTAGCCCACCCTGCCCATTTAGAATATTAGCTTGGGTAGCAGTTAGCTGGGTGTTTGCATCATTGAAACCTTTGGTCATTGCGGTGTTTGTATTGGAAAATCCTGTGTCCAACGCATTGTTCATATTGTTTCGTGCAGTATCAAACTGAGATGTTCGATCAGATTGGGCATCTCTGAAGCCTTGAGCCTGATCATCGTTACCTGTATCTACCGCTGTTTGAATACCTTTAGTATCTGCATCTACAGTGTCAAAACGTTGTCCTACGTTTTTAAATCCACCAGTTACATCAGATTGTATATTGCCAATACCTGTAGAGTTAGAACTTAATGCAGTAGCATTGTTACCTATACCTGTATTAACAGTATCAAACTGAGTATTCATACCAGTATCATATTGTTTCAACAGATCCTGAAGGTTAGTAAACCCACTGGAAATATCTGTACCCAGACCTGTTACCCCAGTATCCACGGTATTGAAACGGGTATCAAATGTATCGTATCTATCTGTGGCATCGCCACGGGCATCTACAATTTGATCACTAATACCTACCTGATTGTCTACCAAATCCTGAAATTGATCGTCTGTCAGACCACCATCTACTGTTGTTGAACCACCGCCACCAGACATATTAAAACTCCTTCGTATGTACCTTATTAGGCTGTTTATACCGCCGCCACTTGGCAGGGACATTCTGTCCTAAAACGGTTTGTGAATGTTTTCTCATGCCACGCATGACTTTGAGTGAGTGACCGTAGGGGGCTATAAAATCTATGCCCCATAGCTGATAACGATCATCAATTATATCAGGACGCTTAAACACCACTTCATCAGGCATCCATTGCTCTAATATAAATTCGTCTGACTCTGCTTGAGTTATCCAAGCCCACGATACAAATCCAATCGGCTTGTTATCCGAATAGAACAGACGGGCTTTTTCATGGATCAGGGGGTAGAGGCAGTAGTGAGTAAATTCAACCAGGGTGTACGATCTATGGAACGAGGATTGGTTGAATAAAAACAGGCTGTCTAAAACAGCTTTCTGTAATTGCATGTAGATATATCTATGGTTGGGATGATATAACTATAGCACTTAGTTAAGGACCATTGCAAGTGTTTTATGCGGCCTCTTCTACTTCAACCTCAAGAGATTTAATTAGCATATCTGCAAATGCTTGCTTGCCAACTTGTAGCTGATCCAGATTGAACTGAGTAGAACCAATTTTACGATCAAGATCAGAAACATGATTTACCATCACCTTCTGTTGATCTGTTAGCTCATTTTCAATATCATATTCTTTGTCGTTGATCCTAATGGTTTTTGTTTGTTTCTCGACCATGTTGATCTCCTTTCGGTTAGGGGGTAGGTGTTTGTGCAGCGTCACGTTCTGCACGGGTTTGATAACCCTCACGGGCTGTTACAAGGGCCACAAAGTCTGCCTGAGTGGACGGTATGCTATCAGTGAAGCTTTCATCATTCATCAACTTGGCAGTCCACTCAGACTGCATACGTTTCCAAGCGTTATTCTTTTTGCCGTCCATTGCGCCTTGAAGCCAATCGTCAATGTTTAACAGATCGTTCAGCAAGATGGCTTGCTCAGTATCGGTTAGTTCGACTGTTAGTGTTACTGTTGCCATTTTATATCTCCTTTAAGACAGGGTTATTTCGCCCGTTATGCTACTAAGTAGCCACTGAAAGTTGAGCAGGATATTTGTAAGTCTGTTTGGGCGCTTCCCTGATGTTGGTAAACTCTGACATAAGCGGTATCTGAAGCATCCATATCAGCCAGAATAGAACCGCTGAGTATAACATACTCTGGGTCTGAGGTAAATTTTGGAGAGACAAGCCCTACTTCGTAATTATGATTTGAAGTCGCCAGTTGTGCCTGATAGTACGTAGCAGCGGTATCTACTTGGTATAGCCTAATATGTACATTAAACTGGTATCTGCCTGATACTGGAGCAGTAAAGGTGTTAGACGCAAAATCATTACCTTGGTCAAAGAACTCTCCTCCAAAAACTACAGTATGGTCAGACCCAGGAGCAATGTTGTTTTGACCCGCTGTATTGTTAATTACACCAAAAGCTGGCTGATACGGCATTGTGACCGCACCATTGCTGTCCAGACGAAAACGTTCTGTGTTGTGAGTAGCAAACACCATATCGGCATTCTCACGGTTCCAAAGATAGGCTGTGCCGCCTGTACTTATCAGATGAAACCCGTCGCCATTGGTGTTTCCTGTGGTTCCATCTGTTAAATGTAATGCGGCCCCATTTGTCGCAGAGGAATGAACATTTAAATTTTTTCCATAGTTAGATGTTGGGCTGGATGTGCCAAGCCCAAGATTGCCGCTGTTGGTGAGGAGCATTTTCTCATCGTTGTTTACACGGAAACCCATTGAGTTGTTGCTATGGTCATATTTAATTCTACCCATAGCAGGAGAACCGCCAGTTGTCCCATCTGCAAAAGCTATAGCACCTTGTGAAGTCGTTCCTGTAGCAATAGTTATGCCACCGCTTGCTGAATTAAAGACAACAAGGTCATCAATGCTTGAATTATAAGAGTTAGGCGAACTCGTACCAATCCCCACCGATCCTGTCGATGTGACACGCAAACGCTCAAATGTCTGGTTACCCGAAGCGGTCATAAACGCTAGGTCTTCAACGCCTCCTGTTGTATTACCAGCAACGCTAACGATACCCGCTGGTGCAGTCCCAGATTGTGATCTGAAAGCTATTCCAGAGGCACTGTTTGTTACATCTCTATCTTGAAATATTTCTAAAGCGTTCCAAGTGCTAGAGGTGTTAGGTACAAACGCATTCCCTTGAGAAGCAGGAGTGTGAAGCGAGTGGCCCGAAATAGTTACACCAGTGCTAGTAGTTGCAAGGCGAGGAGCATTTGAGGCGTGATAAAGAGTCACTGCGCCCGTTGAGGCGTTGCCCTCAAAATACGTTGATGCACCGTCCGAGGTGAGCAACTGCATGTTATCGCCTTGGATTTTAAGCTGCCCAGAGCCATACTCACGTATACGTGCATGAGTTGCGTCACTATAAATCTCAAGCTCTGCGCCGAAGATAGCTTTGTTGTTATCACCTAAAACGATGTTTCCTGTAGAAGTCACAGTGCCACTGAACGTAGGGCTTGCTAGTGGCGCAGCACCAACAACCTCAGCCACACTGATCTGTCCATCAGCTAATTCAGCATTATCCGAAAGCAAATCAGCGAGTATACGTGCCTTGGTCATCAGCTAGTCCCTCTTATATTATTTCTTGTGCAGCTAAATGGGCTGCATATGCATCTTTAACCGCTTGCGTGTGAACGGCTGCACAGATGGCTTGCACCTCTGCGCTCTCGCCTGAGATATCTGCATCTGGTGTAACAACATGGCGTGAGAATGATCTGCTGATCTCTACATCGTCACGCTTGATGACTGTGGCAGTACGTACTTGCACATGCTTGTAGTCGCCTACGATCTCTATTTTGTCTTGTACTTCTTGTTCTGTTAGTGCCATCGTTTTTCTCCTGTGATGGTTGGACTGACTACCCAAAGCTATGCAGCGGGTTATGCGTCTGTGAAGTATGTTCCTGATGCTATTACATATTTTGGATAACCACCTATCGTGGGCGCACTTGCGGTTGAGTTTGCAGTTACAAAATAAGCGTATACGCTACCTATGGAGAGATACCCCGTTGTTACAGTACCAGAGTAGGTGTTATGGGCAGAAGTAAATGCTGAATAAACACCACTTGATGATGAAGTAGCAAAAGGTAAACCAGCCAGTGTTGCATTGTGACCTCCCGTTACAGTCATTGCATTACTATACCATTGCCAATGCACTAAAGCACCAACCTTAACATATTTTCCTTGCCCAAAAGCACCGCCACTCACACCCCCTGCAGTCATTTGGAAAGTACCTTCCTCATAATCATCCAGCTTATTAGCCGCACCAGTACCGCCAAGGTATACACCGCCACCTAAATAAACGTCGGTGAACCTCCCTCCTGCACTTCCTAAGTTACAAGCGTTGTCCGTTGTTACCCCAGTATTATTCGTTGGCACGATTGCGCCATTACCCAGACGCAAACCCTCATGTCCACTTGCTGAACTATATATTACCAAGTCGCTACTTTGAACGCCGATAGCACCCGTCTTGACAGTATCTTTGTAGAACCCTGCAATTTCACCATCTGAACTTTTTCGGTTCAAGTTAAAAGGTGCGCCGCCATCTCTAGTAACCGATAACGCCTGACCGCTAGAAGTTGCTTGTATGCCAGTAAGTGAAAGGTCAGCGCTTGCCTTACCAACGAGCAGGTCACCAGTGCTTTTCAAAGTCATCTGGGGCGTGTCGGTTTCGTAATTTGTTGTGCCACCAGCGAAGTGGATATCCATAATGCCAGCGGAAGATGTCGCTTTAGACCACATCCCAGCAAAATGATCTTCAGTGCCATTGTTGTCGTCGTGACCAAACAAGAATGCTCCGATAAAATCACCGCCAGCAACAGCGTTATCTTGTCTATAAGCAATGATTTCGCCACCAGTATTAGCGCCCACCACCATAGTTTTACGAGAGTCAGAACCTATACCTACAATAGATGTACTACCTGTACCTATTCTAAAGCTACCCTCATTTGTAATACGTAACCTCTCAGTAGCGCCTGTGTAAAACGCCATGTAGTCATCGGGATGGTTATACTGTATTCGGCCTACATCATTATCGTCAGGGTCACCAAACAGAATCTGACCGTTGCTTGCGGCTGGTGTGAGAATGCTTATCCCACTGTTTCCCGAATTTTCAACAATTAGGTCAGAGTTTGAGGAGGCTGCTGAAACTCCAGATGACGCATTAAATACATGCAGGCGTTGAAGTGGCGAATCTGTGTTAATTCCAACTCTGCCGCTGTTTGTGATATCCCCAGTTACGTCCACACCTGTGCTAGTAGTCTTTAGTTTTACTGAGCTATTCCCAGATTCGGCAAAGAAAAGTTCTGCGGCTCCTGTCCCGCCGTTTGCTTGGAAATATTCCGCATAGCTGCCATTTTGGTCATCACCTTGTATTCGAACATCTGAGTCAGCCTCGTTGCTACGAATTAAAAGGTTTCCTGTGCCGTTAAAAATACGACCAGATGACCCAGAATGGTCTACTGTAAGATCATTGCCATCACCAAATCTGGCTGTGTTGTTATCACCGAATGACAGGTTGCCTGTCATGGTATCACCCGACAGGTTCACATACCGTGCGTCTGATTGTGTCTGCGTGAGGTGATCTGCTAGAACAAACGTACCGTAGCCTACGATCTCAACAATGTCGTTTACCGTGGTTCCACTTGCAAATACTACTGAGGTTCCTGACGTAGCAGTTACGTCTGTACCAACTAGCTGTTTGACTCCATTCAAGAAAATATCCACGTATCCCGAATCGTATGTCGCTGCAAAAACTGTTTGACCCGCTGTCGCTGTATATGAGTATCTGTTTGTAGTTCCGTTGACTGAGGAACCCGCATTCGTCCAGCCGTTAGCGGAGTATACTTTCATAGCACCCGCTGTTGAATCAAAATACAATGCGCCTACAATCAAGGCATCGCCATCATTGTCCGTTGCAGGAGCCGAAGACTTAGCGCCAAGGTAGCGGTCATCAAAACTATCAAGTGAAGCCGCCGCTGATGTAGCCGAACTTGCAGCCGCTGTTGCGGAGTTAGCTGCATTGGTTTCGCTCGTAGCAGCATTGGATTCTGAAGTCGCCGCCGCCGCTGCGCTTGCAGATGCCGCTGTACCACTACCAAGTATACCATCAACATACGATTTGTTACTCGCATCTGTACCAGCCGTAGGAGTACCCAAGCCTGTAATCTTATTAGACCCCATAGCTAATGCACCAGACATCGTATCGCCTGATTTGGCTACACGGGAGTCACGCTGAGTATCGGTATATACTTTTGTAGATACATCTTGTGCCGCTGTCGGATCACCCGCACCAGTAATTTTGTTAGTACCCATAGCAATAGCACCACTCATAGTGCCGCCAGCTAGGGGTAATTTTGTAGCAATGCTGTTAGTTACTGTAGTACTGAAGTCATCATCGTCGTTGAGAGCATCCGCTAGTTCACCTAGTGTATCTAGCCCTGCACCAGCGTCACCAATCAGAGTAGATATTTCATCGTCTACGTATTTTTTGGTGGCGGCATCAAGGTCTGCACTTGGCGCTGTTAGATTAGTAATAGTAGCAGAAGTACCAGCATTCATATTAAGATTGCCGTTAACTGTTACGTTAGTGAATGTAGATGTACCAGAACCAGCGGTTACGTTACCAGTTAAATCACCAGTGACATTCCCTGTTACATTACCGCCCGACAGGTTACCCGTGACATTACCAGTTACGTTGCCTGTCAGTGCGCCAGTAATTCCACCAGAGGCTGTTACCGTAGTGAATGCACCACTTGATGCTGTAGTAGCACCAATCGTAGCACCGTCTACTGTACCGCCATTTATGTCAGCGGATGCTAAAGTAGCTGCGCCCGTAGTTTGTATCGTTGTGAAGCTAGCTTCGGCTTTTGTGGAAGCACCTATAACAGTTCCATCTATGTTACCGCCATTGATATCCACAGTAGCAAGAGTAGATGTACCTGACGCTCCAAGCGTAGTGAAAGCACCTGTGCTTGGCGTAGACGCACCAATAGTAGCCCCATCAACCGTACCACCGTTAATGTCGGCTGTAGCGGCTACAAGGCTAGTATTTGCATTCAGAGTAGTGAACGTACCAGCGGCTGGTGTAGTAGTACCAATCGTAGTACTATCAATAGCACCAGAGTTTAGGTCAATCGAATTGATTACTGTTGTGCCAGTAGCAGACAGGTTAACCAGCGTTGTATCACCAGTTACACCTAGAGTAGAACCAAGAGCCGTTGATCCTGTTACATTTAGGGTTCCACCAACGGATATATTTCCTAAAGATGATATACCTCCAGATAGGAACAAATCTTGAAAACGTGTACTATTATTTCCCAGATCAACTGTGTCATTCGCCGCTGGTATGATGGCATTACCCGTGGTGACTTGAACAAGTTCACGCCAAACGGCTGCTCCTGAAGCATTACCCACACATATGTATATACGCCCCGTGTTAACATTTTCCCACATAGAGCCAGGGACATAACCCTCGCTTACGTCATTAGTAACTGCAGGAGTGGTTGTGGCATCAAGCTTGTTTTTACCGCCCAATCCACCATTCGCAATAGGTAGATACCCAGATACGGACGTAGTTAGATTGATCTTTGGGGAGTCTCCCGTGCCGCCCGTGTGACCGTGTCCTGTTGTAGAGTTAAAAGCCGCAGCCAGTTGGTTAAATTCAGAGTTTAGCGGGGGTGCAGTTATAGGTGATCCGTTAATGATCGAACCTGTAGACTGCCGTGTGTAACCTGCCATTATCTTCTCCCTGCCGCTGTAAATTCAAAGACCATTCCTTGGATGGAAAAAGGTTCAGTTTGGCCTACTGTCACAAACGTGGCCTGGGCCGCAAAACCTGATCCTTGAATATCGCTGGTCATAATTGGTTTGGATGAGCCACCATACAAAACGTTGGCTGCGCTATAGTTTATATTTCTGCCACCGTATCTGGTAGGCGCACCCGCTGAAGTTTGTGAGTAAGTGGCTGGGGTAGATACTTCACCATCTCCCCAATCGTAAGTCATGCTCACAAGCATTTCAAACGGACCTTCTCCACGGATGAAGGTGTTAATTTTACGCATGACTTTGCGCTGCTCTGTCTCTCCGAAATCTAAATAAGGGGTGGCATATATCGATAAAATATCACCGCCGTTAAAGCTTATTCCGTGTTCTTGTTTATATACTTTACCATCGTAGTCACCATGAAGAACAAGTTCGATATCATCGATGTAACCACTCTCGCAGCATGATGCCCTAATACCTAAAAGTTCACCAAACTCCCAAGCAATATTCCCTGAGTTATTGGTAAGTCCACCTAGGATACCTGCACTATCAGATGCAAATTTTGAATCATCACCAATAAAATATCTTATTTGAGATTTAGATCTTACTACAATAGAGTTTAAAGTACTCATGTCCTCGTTGCGGATAAGATCCACTAGAGTAGCCTGGATTGGTTTTGAAATTGTTTCCAATTCTACATCGCCAATTCGGGCAGTTGATTGGCACGGTCTGAAGCCATCAGGCGCTAAAAATACTAAATCTCCACCTATTTCTACTACGCTATCACGGGCCACGCATCCTACGTTTGCGGTAACTTGGGCTAGTACAAACGTACCTGCGTTATTTACGTTTATCTTTTTGATAGAATTACTACCAAAAATAAATAAATCATCACGAAAAGGTTTAATCTGTACTACATCAAAACCCGCCGCTATCTGCCCCGCACCCGCAGCCGTAGTCCACGTATATGCATCGTTTGGAGCGCTATGTGCTATCGCTGCCCTAGTAGCCTCATGCCCTGATAAAAATATATGGTTTTCAAATACATCAACTAATGCTGGGGCGTTTAAAGCTTGATCACCACCAGCGGTATTATTTGATGCGTTATATCCCCCAGCATGAGTAGATTTAATTTCTTTCCAATTAAGACCATTAAATACAATAGCGGGGTTAACACCGTCTACAAATATAATGTGGTTACCCGTACCAAAATTGAAAGATGCATGACGTAGTTTATTAACAGTCAGCCCATTCAGAGACATAGGACGGGATACTGAGTGATCTAGAGTAAATTTTCTCCACCCAATAAAAGCAGTGTAATAATAGAAGCTATAATTTGTACCGCCAGCGTCTTGCCGTGCGGCAATAATTTTAGTAGAGTTTGTTACATCATCTTTAAAAATAGCTAGGCCGAGTACTTTACCTTGACCCGTTGTCTGACCAGCTACAGTAACCTCGCCGTAGTCACTATCATACTCATCATAGCCCTCAATACGACGATAGCCCCCGAAGAGGCTTGGTTCGTAATTAACTAATCGTGTTGCTGCGCCAGGACTGTTATCCGAAAGATCTAAATGATTTTCGTTTGAGTTAAGACCGCCGCTACAGATTACTTTAAGGGATTGGATCTGGTCTGGCATTTAGAACCGTATCCTAGTGTCTCGAATGGCAACATTATTATTGATGTACAATGTCTGAAGTTCTTTAACGCCCTTCTCAAAGACCATATATGCCGCTTGAGAAGCCTCTATATTATCCTTAAACATATAAAGGTGATATAGCGCACCATCTATCAAAACGGTGTCGTAGCTTTTAGGAACTCTAGTAACATCCGTTGCATCAGTAATGTCAGTGTAGTTCATAAAATAACGAAACTTTATAGTGTATGCTTTGTTTGGTGAGGGGCTTACCCCGTAACCATTACCGTGAGCAGGAAACACAAACTCAGGAATATCACGGCCTGATGAACCCGCAGTGTAGTCTAAGTCACGATAGTCAGAGTACCACTGGTCCTGTTCAATGAACTTCAGTGTTTTAAACCCTGCACCTAAATTATCATTTGCTTGGATTTGAAAGCTGTTCCAATCAGCTACTTTAAAATACTGAGGCCAAACATATTCAGTTTGACCAACAACGAGAGTATCTGTTTCTTCCGCAGCATTGAAAGGCCAGCCAAACTCAGCTTGGTTTATTTTAGCTAGAGATGCCTTAATGGCGTCTTTAACCAGTGCCTGAACGCCACGAACCGACCCGAAGTCGGCTTCAGCAATCTCAACCTCATTAAGGCGTCGAAGTACTTGGTTACAAAGATCGATATAAGTAGATGGCATAAAGCACCCTCAATAGAGTGAAGGGGCAGGTACTTGACCCGCCCCTAAAGTAAAGTTATGCTAAGTTATAGTTAACAGTGAACAACGCCTCTGGGCGAAGGATCTTCCTTGCATATAACTGCATCCCACGAACCACATCACTAAAGGTATCTGGAGAACGGAATGTCTCCACTTTAGCGATTTGGTCAGCTACTGCCACCGCACTATTGTGACCAGCAACCATTACTCCGAAGTTAGTTTCGGAACCCGCTGCGGCTGTAGTGTCGAGGTTACCCACGTAAGGCAAATTGTTCGACACATAGATAGTGAAGTTACGGATCTTAGCTGGAAGCTTGCCGTTACGGATTTCATCCGAACCACCGAAATCAGCGTTAATCAGTTTGGAGTCTTCGTCCATAAGGATCTCTGCTAGAATTGGTGAAATTACACAATATCTCCCGTCTGTAGCTACATTGGCCTCATCCATCTTACGATTGATGCGGTTCATAATAGCTAGTGGTGAGGTAATAGCACCTGCTCCACCGCCAGCGGCGATTGGAATAGCTGTCACTTCGCTAGCTACACCCAAGTCAGATCCACCAAAATCAGTGATATCTAGCTTGTTTGCTGCCAGCAATTCATCAGAGCCAGCATTTACGTTTGCCACAGAACCAGATGTGGTTGTATTCCGAACCCATGAGCCTGGTGTTTTCCAACCAGACATATAGCCCAATACTTCAGCATCGAATGCGTCACGAAGATCATAACCCGCACGATCAGATGCTAAGTCCATGAAATTTAAGTGAGAATGTGCAACTTCGATGTCTGCCAAAGTGAACTGCCAGTAGTTGGCTTGGTCTACAACCATAGTGAACGAAGTATCTGTAAGATCTTGCGTTGCAAGTGTAGTACCACGTTCCAGATTGTTAATCGTGATCGTTGGCTCACGGACGATGGTCACTGAGTCGCCATGTGAAGCGATCTCACCAGCGTAGTCTGTATTTGTTACAGCTTCCACCACAGAACTCTTGCGGAAAGCAAGCTGTGCTTTTTTACTGTAAATGACGGGCGAGAAGCCGCCTGAGTTGAGGTTAGTATAACCTGATGCTTTTGCGAATGCCATTTTATGTACTCCTTTGGAATGGCGGGGCGAAATGCCCAAACAAACCCCGAAGAGGACAATTGAGTGGCAGTGATATATGAGGGTGCGATTGCTTTATTAGTTGCATCTAATAAGCAGACGGGCCTCACCACACTGGTGGACTAAACGTCTAAATTCTTGGGTATATAGTCAGAATTTGAGGTAGACCTTGCGGTGGCTCTATTCTGTTTGTCGAGAGTTCAACTCTCAAAAGATAAGTCTAATTACAAACGTATCTTCAAAGAGTTGTGGGTAGCAGTTATTGTTCTGCTACTCACGTTTATTATAACACCTAACTAAGTGCTTTGCAAGCTATCTTGCTGCGCCTGTAACATCATAGTTAAAGGCTCCGCTGCGAATAGCTTCTTGAATGGCCTCTTCGTGTTTAGAAAACTCCAGGTCAGTCATAGCCTCAACCTGACTTTCGGAGAATGCCCCACGTTGGTTTGTCCGAGGTGCGGAACTAGAAGTTCTACCCACTGCCTGTGCAGCCGACCTATTTTTAGTCTTACGCTTGCCTGTATCAGCTTTATAAAGATCTATAGCACGGGATGCTGCTCTAGCATCAGTATTATTTTTATAAAGAGCGTCTTGAATATACATAGGCTGTATTGCAACCCATTCATGGAAGGCAGGGTCTTGTCTAATTTCAGAGAAATCAGGATGAGTTTGTACTAACTGTTGCTCTGCTTCTTTGCGAGTAAGTTTAGTTTCAAGCTGCCTTAAACCCTCCATCCGTTTCTCGCCTTCAGCTAACGCCTCATTAGCACGTTTACGAGCAATCGAGTCCACAATTTTAGCAACATCAGGGTATTTTTTAGCCCACTGATCAATCTCTTGATCCGACTTAGGAAACTTAATTTGCCCCCGTGCGGCCTGATCAAGCTGCGCTTTCATCTGAGAGACTTGCTGATCTTTTTGTTGCATTAACTGTTGGGAGTGGCGGCGAAGATCACCATACCGTTTTTTGTATGTTGCGTCTTCAGCGTCTGTTGGCTCTGGGCCACCTGTTTCTGCTTGTTGTTGTTGTGCCAATTCTTCAGAATACGAAAGACCGTTATCGTCTTCGTCAGTACGTCTATATTTTGCCATTATGTTTTGCCTCTGGGGGCCGCTCTGTGGCGGGTAGCCCGTTACGACATGAACACCATTTTTGGTGTATTCATCATGCCTGGTAGTTTGGATGTTTTGGGGTAGACCTCCTCGACTTCCTCATCATCATCCAGCATATCGTCCACCTCTACGGCAGCGACTTCGATATCGACATTCTCAGAAGGAACATCATCTTCTGCTTCATCAACCTCTTCAGGTTCTTCAGCTTCCTCTTCACTTGCGTATTGAATTAGCCCCATACTAAACATGCCCATCAGACCCATTTCGGCCTCTGACTGCATGTCCATGATGTGTTTAAGCCCGTGCCATTTAACCACGTTAGCGGGGAGAACGTACTCTCCTTCACTAATCATTGCTTCTATATCATCCCGCACATTCTCTGCGCTGGAACCCATAGGAATAGGGTTACCTGATACAGGATCTGACATCATACCGCCGCAGCTACCATCGCACTCGCCTTCGCAACCGCAAGCCATACCGCCGTGATACATCTGCATCTTTTCCTCATTCTCTGGATCATCTGCATTAGCTTTCTGAATGGCCTCTCCCCGTGCCATTTCGTAATCACTAAGCTTACCGTCTTTATCCAAGTCGGCTTTCTTTTGATCTAGTTGAAATCTGTTGTTAGCCATGTCCAAACCTTCCTGTGTGGTGATGCCTTTTTGAGAGGTGGCAAGACCACCGAGTGCGTATTTATTTGCGTATTCCGACTGTAATATCTGAGAAGCCTCTTCAGGACTTGTTGTGTCTGTCATGGACTGATGAATTTCCGCATCAAACTCTTCTAGTTCCTGAACCGCTGTTTCCCCTGTACGGCGAGGCCATTCTACTCCACTGTCTTTTGCAAATTTTACGGCGGTATCTTGATCTACTACCTGCCCATCCCAGACTGTAGGGATCAGTGTCTCAACGCCGTCTATCTCTACAATGATAGTTCTAACTGTACTTACTGTACCGTCTTCGTTTTCAACGGACTTTCCATCCGCAATATTTTTATAATGATGCTCAGTAATAGCGTCCATTATTCTGCGCCCTTAATTACTTCATCCCGAAGTGTCTTAAATCTACGGAGTTCAGAGATAGCGCCTTGGATTTCTAGCACTCTCTGATGATCCTTAGTGTTCTCTAATTGTTGGTGGTATGCGGCTATTCGTGAAGATACATACTCATGCAAAAGATCCATGTGGTCTTTCGTATTCACCAGTATGAGAAGAGAGCGGCAAAAATGCTTGTCCATTACTTTACCTCAAAGCAGTACAAGGAAATATTCCTAGTAGTAACAAGTACGGTAGCCCGTTCTTCTTCTACCCTGCACTCTTCTTGAGTTGCGTATTGGCCTATCTGGTAGTGGTCTAAGTTATTATTTACGAATTGGAAAAACATAAGTACCCACATTACTGTACTGGGCCTTGTGGAGCGGCTTCTGGTGGCGCTTGTTGTCCACCGTTATCTCCCCCACCTGCGCCTGTGAAGCCTTCTGCTCCTGGCTCTGGGGCCGCTCCTGGGGCTATGTTTCCACCACCCGTGCCTGTTGGGTCATCTGGGTTAGGTGGACCGCCCTCTGCGGGTGCTGGTGGGCCTTCAGGCTGGGGCATCATCGCTTGGATCTCTGCCATCATCTTAGCCTGTATAATGGCCTCACGTTGATCGTTTAGGATCTTGTCTTCATCTAGGTCCATAGACGCTGCCAACTCACGCAGAACGTAATCGTATTTAACAAATGGAGCCATCTGTTGGTTCTGTGTCATCTGCATAAACTGTAGAAGTCTCTGGCTACGGATCTCATTCCGCATCAGGCTTTCCGTACCTTTTGCAGTAACTTCCAGATCCCCTACAAATTCTTTGTCAAACAGGAACTGCATGTTAAAACTAAATAACGCCTTACCTAGTGGCGCTAGCAGGTAATCATCAATGTTTCGCACAACCGCTTTAATGTTAGCTTGTGCTGCACCCATCAGCATACTCATGCCAGACGCTGTACGGCCTACTCCCATAACGCCTGTAGTTCCGTGAGAGTAGCTAGGGATGCCTGTAGCCTCATCAGCAAGCTGACGTGCCTTATCAAACATCATCATTAACTCAGGACTAACGTTTTTAAATGAGTGCGAATGAATGGATTGTCCTGGTGCGCCCGCCTGTCTACGAAAAATTTTGCCAGGGTAAATACTCATATCTTGCCCAGGGACTAGATTAGTCTCATCGATCTCAATAAGAAGGTTACCCGATAGCGCAGAGTTGTCTATCGACATACGGAAAAAACCATTCATTATCAATTGGGTGTCTTCCATATTCTCTGCAACGCCGACCCCAAAGAATGAGTACGGATTTAACTCATATGGCACTGCATGATAGGGAATACGGCTTGGAGTGAACGGATTTAGCACTAAACGCAGGATTTGACCGTTACATACCCATATATTGACCTGTATTTCATCCTGATCTTCATATTCATCAGGTATCTCTAAATCGGCCTCTTCAGCCAATTCAGCGTCAATAACGCCCCAATATTCAAGTACTTCGTAGCGATCTATCTGATCAGCCCCTGAATTATCCTCTAAAGCGTCTTCCCAGTACTCTCTGGTGTAGCTAGGGCCGTATTCAATAGCTAATTCTATGCTTTCATCACGGAAATGTGGGCGTTTCTTCAATCCACGCATCTGAGAGCGGTTAAATCTATGCCGTTGTACCGTAAACTCAGCTTCTTCCATATTTCGGGCATCAGGATCAGGGTAAAAGTCCCATATGCTAACAAATTCTACTTTTGGTATAGTTTCGTAGAGCGGATCGTAATTACCTTCGTCATCCCAGCGTGGATATTCTTTATCGTGGGCAAACGGGCCTTTTAGTAGGCCATGACCTAGTAATGCACACTCAAATGCCATTGAACGGAGATGCTTAGACGCCTGAGATTCCTCAAGCTGGTCATGCATACGTTTTTCCATCTTTTGTGCAGCAACTTTAGCGGGTTCAAAGGTAATAGAACCTAAATTTGTACCTGCACCCGCCTCAAGTTCGTCTACAATCGGTGCAAGCTTGTCTTTATACAGACCTAACTCTTTTGCCACCTCTGGACGCACAACATTACGGGGTACTTTGTAGTCTACACCCGTTTTTTCTTTAACTTTTTCATCTGTAAGGGAGTTAGGATCATAATGTACGGCATCTGCTACGTTATTTGGGTATTTACGTGGCTCAATGCCTACAGGATACTTACCGCCAGCAAATAATACGTCCACAACCTGTGCGTATGCCGCTAGTACCTTAGTTTTAGTAATTTTAATAAACGCTTGAGACTTCTCAGTATCAGTAAACTGTACATCTGCGCCATAAACGCCACGATAATTGCGATATGCGGTTAGCCAACGGTCTTCATCAGTACGTCTTTGGTCCTTAGAGCGTCGAAACTGCCCATCTATGAAGGATATAACCCCCGAATACTGGATATTTTCTTCCTCAACGTCACCATCTTCTTCCAGGTAAACCACACGATCTGTTTCGGTAGCGTCTTCTGGGTTAGAATCTTGGGGTTTGTCCATTAAAGCCATATGTTAATATCCAAATGCTGAATCTGCGGGACGGTAGCTTCTCTCAGGAATGCCTTGTCCCATATCAAAGGGTGAAAACGCTCTAGGTCTGCTCATTAATCCGTAACGAACACTGTCGTAGGCGTGGTCTTGAGCATATCTTGGGTCAATATCATCAGAGCCTTTGGGGTCAGACGGGATTGACGGGAGATCTGCAATAATCTGGCGGCACGTATCAAAGAAAACTAAGCCTGGTTGTTCCGTAACCTCATCTACTTTCAATCGCTGATGAAATTGGTTCTTACCAGCTACCCTTGCTCCTGCGGATCGATCACTAGGACGCCATCTGCATCCCATGTTAATCATTTCCTCTGCAATTGATGGGCCTATCTGCCCTCTATTGTGCCAACATGAACTGTCCAGAATACCGTAACTAATCCTGTCACCTACTTCAGCTTCCATTACAGCAACTGCTAGGTCTTTACCTGTGTGCTTAGAGAGGTAAAGTTCCCGATAAACGATCAAAGTTTCAAAAGCAGGGTCTATTGCGAACCAGTGTATTGCACTCCACGAACTATATCCGTAATCCGCTGATCTAAACCTTACCCATTCATCAGGTATATCGAAGGGTTCTACTACATGAACCGACTGTTTGAACTCTGGGAACGCAGCGCCATCCGCTACTGCCCAATCGCCCTCTAATAATTGCCGCCTCTGGTTCTCTGGTAGAGATAAAAGGTTGGCTTCATACGCCCCGTCTTCTGTTAGGTACGGGTTATCGTATAAACTCGCAGGAATAAACCTGCGGTAAAATAATGGTTCCCCAGCTTTTTCATGCTTTTCAGGGTAAACTAAATCTTTTCCCGTTTCGGGATCTTTCGCCACAAACTTTTTGTTTGCAGGAGAGGGGTCTATAAACATCTTTTTGACCCATTGGTGACCAGGTCCACCTGGGTTTGTAGTTGCCCTCATGTAGGTAGGCAGGTCTGGGTCTGTGGTCCGTAAACGTGAGCGGAGATAATTGAAGAAGTAAGGTGTGGGGTATTGCGTTAACTCATCCACTGCAATGTAAGAAAACGACTGCCCTTGGTAACGCATAACGTCTTCATCACGTTCAAGATATGTCATCCATAGTCTTGCTCCTGACGGGAACGTCCACTGGCTTTTCTTCTCCTGCCATTTCGCTCCTGGGTACGCTTTCGGGTATAATTCTTGTGATTTAAATACCAACTCACGCAGTTCGTCGTTTGTGCGGCGAAGGATGAGTCCACTGAATGCAGCATTTGAAAAATAGCGCAGGGGATCTGCGAGTAGAGCAAAGCTTTTGCCGCCACCCGCCGCTCCTCCAAATAACACTTCTCTTTCTGGGGCTGCAAGGAAGTCTGTCTGTGGCCCTGGATTGGGTGCGAATATGACTTCTTGGGTTTGTTTTTGTGAGGCAATGGAGCCAAAGTCGAGTGTTTCGGAAACTGTCTTTTCTTCATCCGTGCCTTCAAGTTTAGCCAGCTTCTTTTCGGTCATAGTCAGGACACGCTTGGCATCTGACTTCTTACGTTTAACCGCTGCTAACTTCTTTTCTTCGTGTGTCTTAGGACGGGCCTTTTTACGTTTCTTTGCTAGAGACTTCTGACGCTTTGAATCAGGCCTACGCTCTTTCCAGATGTTGATAATGCCTTGATGGCTTATCCTAACCCCTGTCTTCTCAGACAACCAATCTGATACCCTGCGACTTGAATGCCCTTCCTCTAGACCATCTAAGGCTTCTTCTACCAACTTCACCATTTCTGGATCAGGGGTAGCTACTAGGGGATCATCGGGGCTTTCAACATACGCATATGGAAGCTTGGCTGTGCAGTTAGTACGCTTCTTATTCTGCCACATCCTGTTTCGGAGGTAGAATAAACATACCGCCGCCTGTGTTACTTACTTCGATTTGTTCTTTTTTCACCAAGCCAGATCGATCTAGTACTTCCCGTGCCGCTGAAATAGCGTTCCTCGCCCCCAAAGAACTAGGATCTTCCAATACATTAATAATACCGTATGCCGCCTTGGGCGCATTCATAGCCAGCATCAGAGATGCCCGTTCTACAATTTCATCTTTGAGGGGATTAACTACATCAGACAGTTTTGTCGTAGATGCATATCCAGCAATATTCATAGCAGAACGAATATTCCCCTGGGCTTCTCCCATTAGGCAATCTAGGAAAGCTTGCTGCTTCTCAGAATACTCTTTTTCTATGCTACTCATCCCATCGTCCTCATATACACAAATCCTGCCCCAACGGCTGCGGTAAGCACGATCCACCAGATACGTTCCATGAAATGTAACTTCTGGCCTCTTGATGCAGAGATCTCAGTTAGCTTACGAACCCTGTCCCATATAAGCTTCTGTTCATCATCATAATGATCCATCCGCTTGAATAACGTAATCATCCGCTCTTCCATACGGGCAAGAGTAATGACTGCGTTTGAAAGTGCGTCCAATTTATCCTCAATTCGGGTGAGGCGATCATCGCTCATTTCTTCTTCCCTTTCGGCTTCCAATTCACCTTCTTAGAAGAAGTTTTTTTCTTGGTAGCGGCTTTACCTGCTTTAGTTTTGCACTGAGCCATAGTTGGCCTACATGCAGGGTAGGAACCCCCACTCTTTTTAGATTTTCGTCCACAGGGGCTACCCGTCTTGCAGTTAACCCATCCCTTACCACCGTTCTGACCAAACCATTTCTTCAGTCCACCGCTGGCTTTGCTTTTAGGCTTACTTTTTTTTGCTGCCACTTTTACCGCCTATCTTATAGTTCTTTGCACCAACTTTTCGGCACTTAACCATGTGACCGCTTCGATAAGCTGAATTTTGCGGCATGGCTCTCGCTACCTTTTTGTAACAGGCATCTTTTTTGGTTTTCTTAGTAGCAGCCATCAGATCACCAATTCTTACAGGACCAATATCGAGCGGTTAACTTCGATTTGGCGGTTGAACATTTATGTCTGGCACGAAAAGATTTACGGCGTTTAGGACTGCTCTTCTTGATCTTCATATTTGGATCACCATACCGAACGATCTTTTCCGTGCCGCCTTCACACGCCTTCACAACAAACTTCTTAGGGCCATCTGGTGTACGGCGAGGCTTGTTGCACTTCATCTTCGATTTATCGATTTTAGCCATATGAAATCAGACCTTTTTACGAGGTCTTTTCTTGGCTGGAGCCTTTTTTCTTGCCTTCATAGGTGCAGGGGATAGCTTCAGATCCGAGCGTTTACCGCTACCCTTCGGAAGTTTTCTTGGTTGTTCTGGTCTTGGGGCTGGTAGCGCTTTTATAGGTTTTTTCTTTTTAGGTTTACGATTTACAACGTCTTTGCCGCCTACTGTTCCAACTACACCTTTTTTACCAACATTCGCACCACCAAGATTTATTGGGCCTTTAACTTTATTTGCATTTATTCGCCCACGCTTACCTTTTTGTTTTGCGCCAGAACCTTTTATTGGTTTTAATCTATTCATAATGTTTCCCTTTGGTGAAGATTAAAAATTGTTGGTCTGCACACGTCACTTATAATACAGGTACAGAAGGTATATGCCGCCAGCTACTGCTCCGAAGAATATGAGAACCCCAATAAATATTGAGACATTCTCTACTAACTCTTCTCGTTCTCTCTGACGTTTTTTCTCAGCCTCTTTACGGGCTTTTCTGGATTCAGCTTGGTATTCTACCCAAGAGTCATATAATCCTGGTCTTCCGAACAGGCGCATGTGAGACTCTAGCTGACGCCGCTGTTCTTTGATTTGATCTAGGGCTAAGAACGATTCAAAATCATCCGTATCTTTACCCAGCATCTTGTTAAAAACTGATTTCTTTTCGCTCTCAGCCTTTTCTCTAAGACTGTCTTCCGCACTTAAAAAATCACTTATACTTTTACCGCATTGGGCTAATTCCCTACCATTTGATATTGCGGTCTTGATCACTCCGAAGGCTGCATTAGCCATCGCAATCTCTGCAAGCATGGCTCCCCCCCGAAAGTATGCTAGGTGTTATAAATCTCCAGTTTGAAACAA